AATTATACCTCTGCATCATCTGTCCCATTATCTTTACAAACTCTGCATCGGTCATTGTCTGAAGCTTTCTACAGATCTCATCATCGTCTTCCTTGAGTTTATCTACCAATTCGGTATTCCCATCTTCAGACTTGATTACTGTGAAAACTTCACCGATAGCCCCTTTGTCTACTAAAGAGACTTCGTATACCTCCAGATCTGTTAACCTCGTTACGGGTTTGGAATCGAACTTGCTCAATTACTTCACCTCCTCTATTGGAATACGTCTTCCACGTCCTCCTACAGAGTAACCTGTAATCTCACCCTTTTCTACCATATCCCAGACCCTATCGTCAGTAATTTTGGTTGCAAGCACCCAACTTCCGTCATCGTCAATATATGATTCAACTATGTAACCGAAACCTCCGACTCCCTTGAATACTTTGTGCATGAAACCAATTTCACTGGCTTTGGTAGTCTGCTTGCCATTTAATAGCTCGACGTAGGCTTTCTGGAGGTTGATGAGAAAATTATGTGCAGTTTCTTCGATATCCTCTCTTGTGACAATATCTTTCTGAGAGTCCACTCTATCAGGTACTAATGCCCTACCGTAAACTATCCTCTTGACACTGTCAACTTTCTGAATATCAAAGTATGTCTTAAACTGATCACTCATTTCATCACCCCGGAGTCATAATTACTACTTTTCTATATAAAGGGCATATTTGGTCGGGTAATACAATAACTCTGTAAATAAAATTTCCAAAAACCTTATTTAGGACCTAGTTAATGCAAAATGGACGTATTGTTCTTTAAATAAACGAATATAACTCGCTTTGTCATTAACTAATCCTTCCTGCTTTGCTTTATTATATTCCGGGAAAACAAACTGGCCGTCCTGAACTGTATAAATCTTTTTAAAATCTTTCAAGTTTTGGAAGTATGTTATATAGGACTGTTTTAATGCCTGTAACTTGCTAATTGATGGATTTACTGTTGCTTTGTATTCAGGGGCGGCACGATTTACGCCTTTTGACTCTCCAGGCTTTTTGTATTTCCAACCTCCAGTTCCCAAAACTCCATGTCCACCATTTCTTCCAGGATTCTTAACATCCACCAGTTGTTCGATCGAAGTCATTTTCTCAACAACTAATGATGGATAAATGAGTTCAGGATTCCTTTGAAGTGTTACCATAATTGATTCTTTTGTTGGTGTAAAGAGCGGATAATCCCACAAATTCTCGATTGGAACCCACTTCAATTCTTCAACTTCTCCAGGTTGAGCTTTCAATTCTCCTTTAGCCCTGTGGCAGACAAAGACAAAACTATTCCAAATAACTCCTTCATTATAACTATAGTTTCGTGCAACAAAAGTTAAATTGAATGGTGAAATATCCAGATTAGTTTCTTCTTTTACTTCTCGAATAGCTGCATCGATCGGACTTTCTCCATCTTCAACGCCCCCACCTGGACTGCCCCATGTATTGTTATCAGTTCTTAATCCCAATAGAATTTTTCCGCTGTCAATTATGAGAACTCCTACTCCCCAATTTTCTCCTTTCGGCTTTTCCATGTACAGTTGATGATCCATTATCATCTTTAATCCTCCTTATCGATTCCTTCATCCAATTTGGATAATCTTCCGGAATCTTATTTCTGTGAGCACACTTACAAATCATTATCGCGGCAGTGATCTCTTCTTTATAAACATGTGAATGCTTTCCTCGTTTCGTGTTAACAATGGTGTAATACATGCCCTTCTTGGAAAAGCTACGGACCACTATAAAGTGGTCCCGCCTAAATACGATTTGTTTGCTCAACGGCATCACTACTTTCTGTCTGTTTTCTTTTCGTGGCAACTCCAACAAAGCGTTTCCAGATTACTAGGCTTGTTATTCTTGCGATTACCGTCCTTGTGGTGAACCATCAAGTTTTTAGTGCTCCCACATCTTTCGCATCTCGACTTTTTGTGCTGAGTATAGATGCTTATTCCATTCTTGTAGTTGTTGTTATTTTCTCCAGCCTGATTGTAGTTACCCTTTTTCTTCTCGATATCTTCCAATGAGATTTTCTCAATGATGTCATATACATCGATTATTTCGACATTCAGTTCAGTAAACTTACTCATCTTTGTTACTCTCCTCGATATCCTCAACTCTCTCACATAGCTCGTTAAGAGATGATAAAGCACTATCAACTTTTTCGACTATTTCATCCATCTGACGTTTCATCATAAGCTGTTGAATGTTTTTATCGGTTAAGGTGTTTCCAGTCTCTTCTTTGCTCTTATCCCCAAATTCATTTGGAGTTTCGTTAACACCCTGACCACCAATATTTGATGATATCTCAGCCTGCTGTTGCAATCTAGCCTGACGAAGCAAGTATACAGGTTTCGGAGTAGTTGCCCACTCTTTAACTTCATCATCAATATCGGGCATTTCTGAGTATTTCTCCTGCTTATTATCTTCTCTAATATCATCAGGAGTCATTGTACCCATATTATAGTACTTCTCGTGAGCGGCGGCAATAGTCTTAAGAGTGTTAGCTCTATCAGCCTCTTCTCCAATATCAAGCTCATTGAACCTTATCTGCTTATCCTTTATTCCAAAGGCTAAGCGTACAACTCGATTAAATAAAGACTCGAGTTTAGCCTGATGAGGTTCAATTATCGAATACTTGTAGGTTTTATCCAGATCGAAAATCATTCCAGGAGATAGTGTACCACTGTTTCCTGTATCATAAACCTGGAGTCTGTGAGGAGGTACTCCATGTGCTGATATAATTTCATCTCTATTGTCTTTACGGTAGAATCTAAATCCACCGTCCTTCATTTCGAACGCGAGCGGTACGAGTTTTACTTCGCAACCCTTTGGAGTAGTTAACACCAAAGTCTTATGAGCGTTCTGTACCCCCTTGAGGTCTTTCTTGAAGTAACCTTTTATATCCTTTTTAGTTTCCTCGTCAAGTTTACCGCCTTGTACTACAACAGCGAATCTTGGAACTGCCTCATTATTGAAAAAGTTGATGTTATAATCGGCTACTTTGTCATTTCCGATCATTGACTTGAGGGCAGCAACCCAATCAGGAATTCCATACTTTCCACCCATGACATGATAGTTCCTCAAAATAAGAACTTCAGTCATTGGATTTCCAGTATGAGGTTCAATATGATCAGGTCTATCTCCATCAAAAATCTTAAAAATACGTTCATGAGTATTTACTATCTGCATGACGTATTTCATATCAGTGTCCCCTAATGATGGTAAATTCAAGTTTCTTGCTATTCTACATGTTTCTGTAGGCAGTAACTTGAACCTAGCGGGTTCCCCATTTCTTTTACGGGTTAATTCTACAAATACGACGCCAAATGTGTCATAGTTTATCAAACACGATTTAGCACCTTCAATGAAATCATCTATACCGAAAGAATCCTGGAAGAACGTGTAGAGCTTGTTATCTTTGTTGCTCCACTTTACATCTTTCTTTACAGGATTCCCTTTTGCGTCCACAGTTACTATATCCCACCCTGCGGTAGTTGAGTCGATAGCAATCTGTTTTATGCACCGGGCGTGGTATAAATTTTCCAGTGAGAACTGCTTCATATTTGCAAAATTGAGAGTGGGACGATAAACTCTACCCGACGCATATTGCTCACCAAAATCGTCTTCATCCAAGTCCACAGCGTTGGAATCTCTTTTCTTACGCCTAGCTTTACTCGAATCAAGACGGGCCTTATTTACATCAACGATGTCGCCATTAGAAAAGACATAGGCGGCAACAACTTCGTCATTATCTTCAATAGCGTTTACAATCTGATCTTCGGCCACGTCTTTCACTCCCTTCTATAGTCCTTTTACATATAGGACACATTCATACACAGATTACAATATAATTGTAGCCAAAAAAAATAAAGCCTACATTTAGTAGGCTTAAAGAGTTTCAACAGTGACAATTCCGCCGCTATCATCAATATCATCCATCGAGTTAAATATATAACGTATACCGTCCATTAAGTGATTATTTTTATCTACAGGCTTGTTTCCACCCTTCTCAGGATACCTATAAGAGTTGAATTCTTCAATAGTGTGAACACAATTACTGGTTACATACAACCTAACATGTCCATCGGCAGTTTTCAACCAACTTCTAACCCTATCGATACCAATCTCGATATTTTTATTAGCTCCTTGAGTTGGAATACCTGCACTCTCCATCTGTGCTATTGCATCTGGATTTTCAGGGTCAACAAACCATACCTCCGGCTTATACAAGTCGTATTTTGGTTTCAAGTAGTGTTTAATAAGAACTGGAGTTTGCTTTCTTCTCTCGTATATTTCATCGAAGATAACAGCATCTCCATTTGGCAAGAACTGTATAAACGGAGTAGCCGCTGGATCTTCATAGCCCCAGTCTTGAGCGGCAAGCGTTCTAAAGTTTGGATTGAATTTAAAGTTCTCCTGCGGGATTACATGAATTGTTTCGTCAAATTCACCATATACAAGTCCATCTCTACCTGGTTTCTTACACTCCCACTGTGCGTCCCAAGTGGCACGGTCCATACCTG